GGTTTATTCACGACACAAAGCACGACGAATATGAACCTCTTCGACGCACACGAGAAACTTCGAAAATATGCGAATATCTATGATATCATCGATGATTATTACACGGAGCGTCTCGCCCTTTACGCCAAACGAAAGGCGGCGATGCTCGCGCAACTCGCCAATGAATTGCGTCTCCTCACCAATCGTGCCCGATACATTCAGGAAGTCCTCGACGACAAGTTGGAGCTGCGTCGACAGACAAAGGAGGCGATTTTCGCGAAGATGACCGCGCACGGATACGAACACATTGACGGCGACACCGAATTCAAATACCTCTTAAAAATGCCAATGGATAGTGTGACGGATGATAATGTAAAGCACCTTCTCTCTGAACGCGATGCCAAACGCACACAACACCAGGAACTCCACGACACAACGATTCAAGCATTATGGACGAAGGATTTGGACGAACTCGAGACGGAGTATAATAAGTGGATGGCGGCAGCATCGAGCACTGCTGCTGTCGCGAGTGTCGGGGCAGGGGGCGCTGCTTCAGCACCAGCAAAGAAAAAGATAGTGGTGAAGAAGGCGTAATTGTCTAGCTATGAATGGAATAGGAATAATAATAATAAATGACATTTTTTATTATTGTAGCCACAATATAGAGCAAGGCGAGCGGGGGGGGGGGCGATAGCCCCGAGTTCGAACCCGAACTTAAAACCACGGCTTCAACTCTAGCGTCTTATGCTTGTAATCCGAGAAATTGGGGTGAGCAATCGGCGTATACATATTGCTCACATCACGCTTATACTGAATATACCCCTCTGCCTCTCCGTGCACACGAGGAACACAATATTCAAATACTAACTCATTCAACTCAATAATCTGGTCGCGAATATCGGTGGGAGCATTCGCCGCATTCTGGAGATAAATTGACCGCATAATGATACGTAAGGTGTCGCAGTCCTGTTCGCCAATGACATACTTACCACGCGACCGCTGATATACACCGGCGCGAATTCCGTTCTGGATAATCTGCATATTCTCCTTACTGAAGAAAGCGTTCGAGAGAGGCGTGTTTTCCCAGATGCCATTTAATGCATCGCGGTATGTAACACACTGATGAACGGGGTTTTTATCATAAAGAGCGAACTGGTCTTGGATAGGGGGAGTGAGGATGTCGAGACGACCATTTTTAGGTTGGCCGATAAATGTTTCTTCGGGGAAAGTGCGGTATTCGAAGCGGTTCATTGCAGTAATCGGTTAGATATGTGCTAAATAAATAAACAATAGTGTTGTATAATGTATATATTTTATATCACTACTATTTATATAGTAGCAAGATTTCATAATTGAATAGAAATGGATTTTATTTCAAGTGCAAAAAACGCCGGAGCTTCGGCATTTGGAAGTTCGAGCAGCAGCAGCAGCGGAAGTAGCAGCGGTTCGGGTGGATTTAGCAATCTCTCTATTCAGAAGATGGTCTTATTATTAGCAATTATCGCGTTTGTCATATCAGTCGGAACTGTGGCAATTTTACTTTGGAAGTCAAAGAGCACGCAGAAGTGGCCGCCGGAGATTGCTCGTTGCCCGGACAGGATGGACCTATCAGGTAATAAATGCGTCGATAATTACGGGTTATTACAAGATAGTGCTTCTGCCCTTGGAGAGATAACAGGACTCAGCGAAACTGACCACTGTGATAATTTTATGAAAATAATGGGCACGACATACTCAGCTAGCGGGCTAAATGGTTCTGATGGCGGTTATGTCCCGTGGGAGGGTATTGTCGACGGCCAGAAATCGCGTGCCGCTTCGTTGAAGTGTTTGGTATAAACATAATAAAAACATAATAATAACATAATAATAACATAATAACACCATAATAAGTAATGATTTGATTGGTTCTATTATGTTACACTTTACATACGGTAAGCACCGGGAGCAGCACCAGACGCCTGCTTTGCCACGGCCGGAAGAGAGTCGGAAGGCGAACCCATACCGTAAGTTCCCGCCTTCATATTGCTAGTGACGCACATCGAGTAAAACAGACGCGACTGGAAATACATCAGGGCGTAGACCAAAATCATCAAAAATGAATAGAACGCACTCATCATCGTGATTTTTCCCCTAAATAACATAACCAAAGTTCCGATAAATCCTAAGCCAGCAACAGCTAAAAAGATGAAATTCACCACAGTGAGCCAGTAGAACAGCAAACAATAATCCTTGTCAAGAGGCGCAAATAAATCCTGGATTGCGTTCATTTTCTGAATATGTTCGTTTATAATATATAAATACAAAAAATATATTTACATAATACACCATCATCAGGATATTACGGATGGACAACTATACTGCGTTTCTTGGACGCGAAACCATCTATAACAATATCCGGGATTTCCTAGCGTCATTTCAAAAAAATAAGTCTGACCTCACTTTCAAGCGCGGAATATATATATACGGCGCACCTGGCTCTGGCAAAACGGAGTTCGTCGTCCGTTTATTAAAAGATTTGAATTATGATATGGTGAAATATGATGCAGGTGATATTCGAAACAAGTCCATCATCGATTCAATCACGCAGCACAATATTTCGGATAAAAACATTATGTCGATATTCCAGCGTAAAGTTCAGAAAATCGTCGTCGTGATGGACGAGCTCGACGGAATGAATAACGGCGACAAAGGCGGCATCACATCACTTATTAAACTCATTCGCCCTAAAAAGACGAAAAAACAAAAGCAGGAAGAAATCACGATGAACCCGATTATTTGTATCGGGAATTATCACATCGACAAGAAAATCAAGGAGTTAATGAAGGTGTGTTATGTCTATGAATTGAAAACGCCGACTACGGTTCAGATGACGCATATTATCGACTTGAAGTTGCCCGGTATAGACGCCATAATGCGAAAGAATATCGTCGCGTTTGTCCAAGGCAACCTACGCAAACTGAATGCCGTTATGGAGATGAGTAAAAAATCCAATACGATTCTCGCGAATAATATTCTTCACGCGATATTCCAACCAAAGACTTACAATGAAGACATCAAGAAAATCACGGAGAAATTAATGAACACCGAATATCCGATTTCAGAACATAACGCTCTAATCAACGAGACTGACCGCACGACAATCGGGCTGCTTTGGCACGAAAATATCATTGACCTGCTCGATAAAATGCCCATCGCGGAGTCAGCACCCTTTTATAAGGTTGTTCTCGACAATATCTGCCAGGCCGACTACTTTGACCGGATTACATTTCAAAATCAGATTTGGCTTTTTAACGAGTTGTCTTCTCTCATCAAAACGTTTTACAACCACTACATCTACCATAAATCGTTCCCGAAGAAGGCGCGATTTCACCCAACGGAAGTTCGATTTACGAAGGTTCTTACGAAATATAGCACGGAATATAACAATCAGTTATTCATACAGAATTTATGTATCCAACTTTCGATGGACCAGAACGACCTATTTACATTCTTTATGTCATTGCGTCGACAATATTCAGAAGACGAAATTCCGCGGATTTTAGAAATGTATGAAATCACGAAATTGGATGTGAACCGAATTTATCGTTATTTAGACAAATATATTGAAAAAACCGTCTTACAAACCGACGACTCCCCGAAAATACCATATTCCGAAAATTGCGACGATACGATAGAATATGCGTTTGAATAATATTGAAAAGATATTACTAGTATTTAGAACTGATTTTCAATATGGGTGCTTCAATTTCGTTTGACTCGAAGTATAGGTTAATTTTAGATACGGAAGTTGAATGTATTTCTGTAAACCCACCTAAGACAGCGTCGGCGACAGCAGCGGCACATAACAAAAAAAGCGCCAAGGGCGGCGGTGTCAAAGACGGCGGCAGCGACACAGGAAGCGGCAGTGGCAGCGAAAGTGGCAGCGGCAGTGGCAGCGGCAGTGGCAGCGGCAGTGGCAGCGGAAGTGATAGCGACAGTGACAGCGGGAATGACCATCAAGACAGGGTTTACACTGTAAAAATTACATCTGAAATCGCGGGTTATATTCGCAATTATCTTCGCAAGAATGAATTCTTGGATGAGTTTGATTTAATTACCGAAATCGACCTCGATAAATATGAACACGCCCCTGGTTCTGCTCTCGTCTTCAATTCAGACTCGATGGTTTTTAATACGAATAATCAAGTGATTGAAACGATTGGGGAATGGGAATATCTTCCACCTGAAAATGAGGTGCAGGCTCAGTCGAAGTCGTCGTCGAAGTCATCGTCGAAGTCGTCGTCGAAAAAACGCCGCGGATACAGCGAGAGCGAGAGCGACAGCGACGGTGACAATAATAGAAACGCCAAACACAATTCGAACCACCAATTTAAGACCAAAGATGATGAAATGCCGGTCAGTGAGATTGAAAGTATTCTTACAGCGAAATTCGCCGAATACAATAAATGCCACGAATTCGTAATTCACGAATCGAAGAATAGTATGTTGTGTTTGAAGATTAACTCGGTTGAAATCGTAAAAGCCTAATGGCCGTAATATAATGTATTCATCATCATAATTCGATGAATAAATTATATCTCATTTTATACATAAATCGTTTCTGTATCTGGCGTTGTGTTCGCTGCTCCTGCTGCTGCTGCCCCGTTAGAAATCGCGTCGGCATCGGCGCGTGTGGCGGCTTCGGCATCGGCTTGTGTTTGTAACGCCGCCTTCACGGCGATATGCTCTCGTTGTAAAGCTTCATATTTTTCCAACATCTCATGATATTCGTGGTTCAAACGCATAATCTCTTTATCTCGAGAGGCAATATCGCTCTGTAAATTCTGAAGTATATCGACGACTTGTTTGTTATTGAGAGCAATGGGCGCTTGTCCTGGTTGCTCTAATACAATATTACCGCCGCCTGCCGCTGCTGCATTTTCCGCCATTTTCGCGCGGTCTTTCTCTAATTGAAGGGTTTGCGCGATGACATCCGGTTTCATTTCCGGACGCCCAGGTTCATAATTCGCCAATAATTCTTCCAACTCCACCATATAAAACCGACGCAACGCAGCATTGTCTTTGATAAAATCCATCACCTTTTTCGGCGAATCTCGCACAACATCAGAGTTAGCATTCACAAGTAGTTTGCGCTTATCAAATGTGTTATGTTCGTGCGAGAATACGAGAATCACCTTCATCGGGTCCAATTGGACAAATGGCACGGTATAATCTTTCAAAAACGCACGCTCTTCCGCCAAGCACGCATCATCATTATACCGATGTTGTTTCAGAAGCTTGCGTTTAAAAGCGAATGTGCCAGCAGTCGCGTGATTGGGGCCATACGGTCCAAAACGCTTCATTTGCTTGATATGCTTGAAATAGATGTAAATCTCACTCGACCCAGCACACAACGCTTCTGGATGTGACATCAACATTTCGACCGCGTGAGAGACGCGTTTGGGTGGATAATAGTCATCATCATCCATATAGACCAATATCTCTCCGCGCGATTTTTCGTGAAGAAGGTTGCGTTTACGACCAAGCGTCATTTTCGTGTCATATTTAAAATACTTAACGCGTGGGTGGGAGGCAACCAAGTCTTCGACGGGGTCGGTTCCATCATCGATAATAATCCATTCCATACGGTCTTGTGGGTAATCTTGTTCATTAAAACAAGTAATCATCGCGTGGATAAAGGGGCGACGGTTAAATGTGGGGGTGCATACACTGACGAACGGATATCTCTTGAAATACTCGGGGGTTGATTTCTCGACGCCGCCGCCACCGCCACCGCCACCGCCACCGCCACCACCGCCACCACCGCCACCGCCACCGACCTTCTTATTTTTTCCGCTCATATCGTATAATCCAGTATGATAATTATTATACGATATTGTTTATGTTGTTTCTATGCTGTCCAGCTTTTAATCGCGTTAAAGAATTCCATAATTCCGGCCCAATAATGCATCAAATACAGAACCAGTAACATTAAAATCACAATCGCGGCAACATTGATGTCCAAATACTCGAAAGCATAAAACATTAGTATCAAATTAAAGAAAAAGAAGATGATGGGGATATAACGAGCAAATAATTCGCGGTATTGACCCCAGTGAAGCAGTGGGTAAATGAAAAATGTGCCGAGAAACTGTATCATCCTGACGATATATGAAAGAATGGGCAGAATACCAAGCGTAAACCCGGTGATAAGAGACCATAATGTTCCACCAATATATTCTTTACGATTGTCGGTCTCGTTTATCACCATACCAATAACAGTTGTGAAGAATGGACCCCCCAGTAACATAAATGCCATAAATATAGCAAAGACGAACGGCATTAGAAGAATAAGAAGCGGAGAGACGACATCATACAATTCAACCGGAATAGCATTTGAAAGCCGTGTTATTTGCTCAAATATATAAGCAAACATTGCGCGGTCGCTCGAAAACGAGAATATGAAAGCATTATTAATCCATTGCTTAAAACGCGCTTTAATGAATTCCCAGTGTAGTAAGTTCACTTGTGTCGCTCCTTCGTCCACACTTTCTTTCACCATATCAATGTCATCCTTCGTAAGGCAGAACCATTTAAATACCATTGTATCTAGAATAATTGCCGCTTTCAAGTATAATTTTTTCGATGTTTCTAGTTTGGGGTCATCGGCAATTCCACCGAACTTATCACCACAATCAGCCTCGCAGCTGGTATATTCATTCGTATAACAATATGGCCATTCGTGTCGGTCGGTCGGAAATAACTTGTTCAGGTTCAGGTCATTATTTTTAATGCTTTCTGGAACTGAAAAAAATAGAATATTCACGCACACAACGGAAACAATGACAGTCTCAATAAAGAGGGTTAATACACTGAGACCGAATTCTTTGAGCGCGGCAATATCAAATATCGTATTTGGTTTCACCTTAACTCTCTTTGGCTTCTCATCCTTGGCTTCGCCTTCGCCTTCGCCTTCGCCGTCGTCCTCGCCGTCGCCTCCAAACATCCCGCCGATTTTACTAAAGGTTCCTTCTTTTTTCTCGCCTTCTTCGCCTTCGTCGTCGCCACCACCGAACATCCCGCCAACTTTACTAAAAGTGCCTTTTTCATTCTCATCTTTATTTTCGTCACCACCGTCTTCAATGTCTTCTTCATCGTCAGCCATTTGTGTAACTAAGTTATATATACAATAGATTATTATCGGTTGTATTTCACGACGAGCATCGTCCGCCTACCGAGCATCGTCGGCCTATCGGCATTCGGCTCGGCATTTACCGAGCATCGTCCGCCTGTCGGCATTCGGCTCGGCATTTACCGAGCATCGTCGGCCTATCGGCATTCGGCTCGGCATTTACCGAGCATACATCAGCCCACAATTTCCCGATATAAATGTCAGCACATTATACCGCTCCTCTAGTATATGAAGGTCGTAGTTATACAAGTAGATATTCACATTCGGTTTGTTCATTCCGATAATCTCTCGAGTATTCGGATTACAAATCACCTTCACTTCGGCCGCCGAATCCAACGGAGGATATATCGTATTCATCTCCAGTTCGATTTGGTTAAACTTGCTCATATTGATAGCACCGCTCGGCTGTAATTCAAACGGGTCTGAGTTCAAGCAGAAATTATAGCAATAAATCCCGGGGTTCGCACTCCCCCTTGTCCGCGTATATTTCTCAACATAATTATACACTCCTGCGTCGAGCAGGTTCTCTCGATACTTCCCGTTGAGTGAAATCCCCAGCATCTGTAGTATGTCGCGTTCATTTTCC